TCACAGCTTGTGGCTCCAGAGGCCCGTCTCGCCATAGGGGTCCGGGCGGGGCGGCTTGCCGAGGACCGGGCGGCTGAGGCAGGCATAGCGGGTCTCGTCGGCGATGTGGTCCTCGGCCCGGGTGTCCAGGTCCTCGATCCGCATGGGATCATGCTGCAGGGCCGGCACCGTGCGGATGAAGTGCCGGCAGGTGTCGAAGACCACCAATCCCGGGCCGTCCTCGTCTCCGGCGATCCGCGCCCGCATCTGGTCCCAGCCGGTGAAGGCGCCCAGGCGGCCGACGCGGGTGTTGTCGGCGGCCTTGAAATTCACGCCCTTCCGTCGAAACCGCTCTGAGATGGAGGACCCGTCCATGTGGGCGAAGATCGAGGGATCGGCGACGCCCATGGGGATCGGCTCCCCCGCCTCGCGCTCCAGGATGCCCTGGGCCACGAACTCGGTCTCCAGGCGCAGGCCCTCGCCCGTGAGGGGATCCAAGCCATACCACTCGCGATAGCGCACCAGGGCGCCGCGCGGGATGACGTCGGCGCCGTCGACCCGGCGTTCCGAGGCCACCGCCCACCAGCCCACCGAAAAAGGCGCGGCGTACCCCCAGTCGAAGGACCGGATGCGCGTCCAGTGCCAGGGGATGGGAAAGGGCTTCACCACATTGCGCGGCCGCCACTTGTCGAAGAACGCCCCCTCCACGGCGTTCCAGTCGCCCTCCAGCCAGGCCCGCACCAGGGTCTCGGACCCCGATTGGGCGAGCCTGGCCACATAGGTCGGGTCCTGTTTCAACAGGGCGGGATTGTCCGGCAGGCGGGCGGGGATGAACAGCCGCGTCAGAGTGAGGGTCGAGCCGTCGAAGGGGTTCGTGAAGGTTTCCGCCACCGGCTCGTTGGGCCCCGGATCGATATAGCGCGCCTTGACCCAGGCGTGGCCCGCGCCCCCCGGATTGCAGGTGGCGCGAAAGCCGCAGGCCGCGCCCTCGGCGCTGCGCAGGGTGGCCTTCAGCTTGTTCACCGGGCCCGGCGAGGGAAACTGCGTCAGCTCCTCCACATAGACCCGGCTGTAGGCGTGGCCCTGATAGAGGTCGGCGTCGGCGTCATTATCCAGGTGGCGGAAATAGAGGCGCGCCCCGCTCGGCCACTCGAAACATGACCGGCTCTCCGACCAGATCGCGCCTTCGGCCCCATAGATCTGCCGCGCCCGCACCAGGGTCGGCTCCAGGGCCCGGCGGGTCCGGCGCACCATCAGGCCCTGGGCCGCCGCGCCATAGGTCCTGGCGTGAAAGGCGAAGTCCCCCAGGGCCGCGTCGGTCTTGCCGCCGCCCCGCGCCCCGCCATAGACCACCTCGAAGTCCTGGGCGTCGACGAACCGCTGCTGCGGGCCCTCCTGCGGCGTCCACAGTCTCGGCGCGGCGGCGGGCGGCGGGGCGATGGACACGTATGCTGGCCCCCATCCCGGCCGCCCGACGTCGCCCCCAATTCACCCCCCGCGCGCTCTTCAGCTTTCGTTCAGGTTGGCTGGGGTTTCTAGCGACGGGGGCGAGGCTATTTGGACGTTAAAGGCTCATGACCCAGACCTCACATCCCCTGGCGCGCGCCGTTCGGCCGGCCGTCGTCTCCCTGGCCCTCCTGGGCCTTGGCGCCTGCGCGACGGAACTGCCGGCCGGCCCCAGCCTCATGGCCATGCCCCGGCCGGGCGAAGACTATGGCGCCTTCCGCCAGCACGACGACTATTGCCGCGCCACCGCGGTGCGGACGGCCCAGACCACCCCGGGCGACGCGGCGGCCAACCACGCCGTGGGCGGGGCGGCCATCGGGGCCGGAGTCGGCGCGGCGGCGGGCGCCCTGATCGGCAGCGCCAGCGGCGCGGCGGGGCCCGGCGCGGCGGTGGGCGCGGCCTCCGGCCTACTGTTCGGCGGGGCGCTGGGCGCCAATTCCGGCGACGCGGCCGCCGCCCGGATCCAACACCGCTATAATGTCGTCTACGCCCAGTGCATGACCGCCTATGGCGAGCGGATCGCCCAGCCCCGGCCCTATTACGCCTATCCCCGTCCCTATCTCGTCCCGGCCTATCCGCCGCCGCCCCCGCCCTATCCCTATTGAGGGGCGGACGCCGGGGTTTCGTCGCGGATCAGGCTCAGGATCTGATCGGCCCGCGCCTTGGGCGCGAAGATGAAATTGTGCAGGTGAAAGGGGTCGACGCCGCGCGCGGCGCAGTCGGCGATTTCGGCGATCTCCACGAACCGCGGGGCCGCGTCGGCCGTCATGGCCCTGTAGCCCCGAGCGTGGAAGGCGTTGAAAATCTCCTCCAGGCGCGGATTGATCGTCACGCCGGCGGGCTGGTGATCGCCAAAGGTGATCTCCACGAACCAGATCGGCGGATGGGCTGACGACAGCATGGCCCCGGCGCCCTTGAGAAAATCCGCCTCGGCCCCCTCCACATCGACAATCACCAGACGGGTCTCGTCGGAAAACCGATCCCCGAGGGTCAGGTCCAGGGTCGAGACCGGAACCAGGGTCGAATAGGTCTGGCCGCTCCAGCCCTTGATCAGGCTGGCGCCCGTGCCGCCGCCCCAGATCTCCATCAGGCCCGAGCGGTCCGCCAGGGCGATCGGATAGAGCTCGAACCGCCCCTCCCAGCCATTCACGAAGACATTGCGCATCAGATAGCGCTGATTGGTGGGCATGGGCTCGAAGGCGACCACGCGGCGGCCGCGATGGAGGGCGAGGCAGCAATAATAGCCGATATTGGCGCCCACATTGATCACCACCGCCACCTCGTCCAGCAGGCGCGAAATGTGCCGGGTCTCGATCGGCTCGAAGGCGCCCCGCGCCATGTCCTCATTGCCGTTGAAGCGAAATCCCAGGACGGTCGGTTCGGGGATCCGCGCCAGGTCCCGCCGGTCGCGCCAGCTGCGATAGGCGGACGAGATCAGGGGCGACTTCGAGACCAGGGGCCTCAGCGCCCGGATCAGCCCCGCAAGTCCGCCGGCCGGCCGGGTCGCAACGGTCGTCATTGGCGGGGCCTGCGCATGGGAGGGCTCTCGGAGTCCGGCTCTGAAGCCAGACCTTACCGCGCCGCGCCAGACTCGCCCAGACCGGGGCGCTAGAGCCTGTCCCGTTTTGATGGAACCATCAAAACGGGATTAACAGGCTCGCTCGTTAAGATGGCGAGCACGATTCAACGTTTTGTCGTTTCCGACAAAACGCATCGTGCTCCGGACGTCTAGGCGCCCGCCGATCCCGCAGGCGGGGCCGCCAGCCGCGCTTGCAGAGCCCGCGCCGCGCCCACGGTGGCGTCCAGGGTCTGATCGGTGGGGTCAAAGTCGGCTAGGGCCTGGCCGGGGACGCCCCGGGCCGCCAGGGCGGGGGCCAGATGCCGCAGGATCCGGGCCCGCTCGCCATAGGGATAGGCCCGAAGGCCCGTCCCCAGATTGACCAGGATCTCCGCCTGGCTCGCCGCCCGCGCCCGGTCAGGGCCGCTCAGGGCGTCCAGCCGCGCGCCCCAGGGATCGGGCGTCGGCGAGGGCCCGGCGCCGGGGTTCAGCGCATTGACCTCGGGGGGGACCGCCGGCGTGGGCCCGCAGGCCATCTGCCGCCCCACTAGAAAGGCATTGGCGTAGTCGCCCACATAGTCGGGACTTTTCAGCAGGCTCCAGTCCACATTCACGCCATCGGTCATGGCTTAACCTCCAAAGGCCCCGAGGGCGTTCTGATAGGCGGAGGCGGTCGAGCCCCCGCCGCCGCCCAGGAAGCTCGATCCGCCCCGCGTCAGGCCATAGGCGCTCAGCGCATTACCGATCAGGGAATTGGCGCTGCCCGCCGCCGCGAGGTCCGCATTGGCGCTCGTGCTGGCGGCGCTGTTGTTGTTGGACGAGACGGCGTTGGCGTAGCTTTGCCCCGTGCCTGAGAGGGCGTTCGTGGCGCTGACCCCTGTCCCCACCACGCCCTGAAGGTTCTGCTCATATTGCTGGCCATACTGGTCGGCGAGGCCCGTGCCGTATTGGTCCAGGGCCTTCAGGGTCGCGCCGCTGTTCAAGAGGCCCGCCGACGCCTTGTTCTGCTGCGCCGCCTCGATCCCCTGGTCCAGGTTGAACTGATAGCCGGTGGAGTTGAGATAATCGTTCAGCGCCGCTTGGCTCGCCGCCGGGTCGCCGCCGATCCCCAGGAACCCCTGCAGGGCCGTATTGGCCGCGTCCCCCGCCTGGATATAGGGCTGCGCATTGGCGCTGTTCTGCTGATAGATCTGGCTTTGCAGGGCGTTATTGGCCGCCGCCGCTTGGCTTGCCTGGTTGGAGGCGTTGCTCGCCGCCCCGGCGCTGATCGCCGAGCCGGCCACGGCCCCCGCGCCCACGATCAGGGCCGGAATCAATGCAGGCATTTCGCCCTCCTCTTGGCGGTGGGAGACGCCTCCCAGGCGGCCCGTGTTAGAATCCATTGCCGCGCCGCGCCGAACGGGCCCTCGCGCCAGTCGCCCGCCTGGACAAAGCCGAAGCTCTTGGGCGGCCGGCTGCGCGGGTTGTCGCGCATCTCCAGCGTCACCACCGTCTGAAAGCCCAGCAGCCACACGGCGCCCAAGGCCTCAATCCCGGCGATCAGCGCCTCGCGTCCCCAGCCTTCCGGCGTGAAGAGGCTGTGCAGTTCGGCCACGAACCCCAGGGCGTCCTGGCGGATAAACAGATAGCCGCCGTGGTCGGACGCCAGGGGAAGCACGTTCTCACGCCCCGCCAAGGCCCCGATCAGCGCCGGGTCCGCGTCTCCCATCATCACGCGAAGGGCCGGATGCGCCGCCACCGCCGTCCAGAACGCCGGATCACGCTCAATGCGGACCCGTCCCCCGTAGCCTTGGCGCAGAGGGATCATGGCGGGGCTCCTTGGAACGTTTGGGATCAGGGCGGGAGAGGGGTTCACCACAGATGACACAGATGGACACAGATGCGGGGTTGGGTGCGGTCCGCTCGCGGGCTTAGCGGCCGAAGGCGATTTAGGGCCTGCGGCGCCAGGCGCGCGGTGCGGCGCCGTCCCGGGATCTATCTGCGTCCATCTGTGTCATCTGTGGTTCAAAACCCCCGCGCGTCACGGGCTGAAGCCCCCGTTGTGCGGGTTGGTGATGGAGTAGGTGAAGCTGGCGAGGCTTGTCCCGCCATTATAGGTCGTGGTGATCGTGCCCGCGCCGGGGCCGATCAGATACCAGCCCAGGGCCTGACCTTCGGGCCAGGAGAAGGCCCCGCTATAGGTGTAATTGACCCCGTTCAGGGTGTAGCCCAGCATCGACCCGCCGCTCTGAGATGCGCTGACGGTGATCGAGCCGGTAATCCCGCTGAGGGTCTGGAAATTGGTCGAGCCGCCGCTGACGGCGTAGATGTTGGACCACGACACCGCCCCCGGCGTTCCCGAGCCCCCGCCCGCCGCGCCGGCGCTGGCCAGGGTCGCTATGGCGCCGGTCACGAAATCCCCGTCCCGCTGACGACCCAGGCATTGGCCGCCTCCTGGATCAAGGTGGCGAAACCCCACTGCGCCAAGGCCACGTCCTTGCTGGTCGCCGAGCCTGCGATTTGCTGCGTCACGCCCGAGCCGCGCGTCAGGGTGATCGTCCCGGCCCCGACGTTCCGCACCACGATGGCCGTGCCGATGGGAAAGGCGATGCTCGAATTGGGCGGGAGCGTCCAGGTCATGGCCGAGGCGTTATTCCCCCGCACCATCTTGCCGGCGTCGCCGAGGGCGAAGGTATAGGGGCTGTCCTGCTCGTTCACCGGCGCGCCCAGATAGCCCGCGCTGGTCGTCGAGAGCGAGGTCGCCGCCAGGGTCAAGTTGGTGGCCGTATCCCCCGCCTTGTTGAGCGGCGTAAACCCCAGGTTCCCCGCCGCCGCGCCGCTGGCCAGCATGGCCGCCGTGACTTCCCCCGAGCTGATCGTGGGCGCGCCATTGATCGGGTCCATGTCCGCGATCAAGGCCCCCGCCGAGGTCAGAAGCTGGGCCCGATAGGTCTCCGCCGGATTGAGGAAGATGGGGACGAAGAGGCCCCCGCTGTCGGCCACCACGGGATTGCTGAGGGGCGTCGTCAGGGCCGCGCTGGAATAGACAGCCTGAGGCGTCGTCGTCCCCGTGGCGTAGAACTGCAACTTCGCCCCGGCGAGGGGCAGGCCATTGGCGTCCACGGCCCGGATCACGGGTTGGAGGAGAAGTTGTCCGGTCATGGGGATGCCTTGCGGTTTCTGCTGACCCTTTCCCGTCATCCCGGAAAGGCGCGAAGCGGCTTATCCGGGACCCAGGAGACCGGGCGAGGCTTTAAGGTTCGCGGTTGAAAGATACGTTCCAGTCCCCTGGGTCCCGGCTCGCGGCTTCGCCTTGGCCGGGATGACGGAGAGGTTTTCGGGATGACGGCGAAGACCTAGGCGCTCACCACCGCGCCGCTATCGACGGCATACCAGGACGACCCCGATCGCCAGACCGGAACGCCCGTGCCGTGGCCGGTGGATTCGCCCGCCTTGCAGCCGTCCAGGGCATAGGCCCAGTCGCCCTGATTGACGTTTGTGGTCGGCAGGCTCGCCACATTGGTCAGGGCCACATAGAAGGCGAGGCCCACATTGCCGCCGATCTCACCGCCCGCTTGCAGGCCGCCGCTGGCGATCACCTGCGTCGTGCTGGGCGCCGCCGCATTGGCCACGGTGAGCGCGCTCTCCACCTTGTCCGTCTGTCCACCGACGCGATTCCACAAAGCAAGCAGCCAGGATTGCCAGACTCGCGAGATCGTCTGTCCGGTCAGGAACGGCGTCGAGAACGGCGGGGCCGGGAGGGGTTGAGCGGGCATGGTGGGCTCCCGTGTTGTCCCCAAAATCCCGTCATCCCGCACGCAGCGCAGCGGAGATGCGGGACCCAGGGGACTGGGCGAGGCTTCAGGGTTCGCGAACCGCAGCGCGCGTTCCGGTCACCTGGGTCCCGGATAAGCCGCTACGCGCCTTTGCGGGATGACGGGGAAGAGGCGGAGACCGCTCCCCGACCCCTCAATACCCCGGCCGCGCGGCGTTCAGCTCCACGTGGCTGAAGACCACGTTCACCGGGTCCGAACACCGCACCTGCACCAGCCGCCCCGGCGCCCGGAGCAACCCCAGCCTCTGCCAATAGGCCCGCGTCCGGTATTGCCCGAGCGGACCCAGCATGGCGGCTTGCCAGGGCGTGAAGGTCTGGCCCTGGTCGTCGGAAAAGCGCATCTCCACCAAGGGGTCGGCCCCCGGATCGACGGCGTTCCCCTGCCCCACCACCCCGTGCAGGACGAGGTTGAGACACCTAGGTGTTCCCTCCTCTACCTTGATGAAGAGGCTGCCCTCGCGTTTCAGAGGGCCGCCCGCGTCGGTATAGGCGCCCACCTGCATGGTCCACAGATCGCCCGTGGTCATATCGCCCACATAGGCGACGCCGTTCAGCATCACGGCGACTTGACCGCGAAAGGTGTCGAAGCCCGCGCTTTGCCACTCCTGCCACTCGCCGCGCTGATAGCTGTCGCCATAGGCTTGGGCCTGGGTCCCGATGCGGCTGAGGTCATAGGCGTAACTGCCGACGCCGGGCGCGTTCAGCACATAGAACTCGTGGCCCTCGAACTGCACGACGATGGCCGTCAGGCTGGAAGGATCGGCGCATTGCCGGATCTTGTCCTCGATGCTGGAGGAACTGATCCGCGTCGGCACGGAGCCCACCCGATAGACCACCAGGTCATCCCCGACCCAGAAGAGGCTGTTGTCGGCGAACTGGATGGTATCCCTGGCGATACAGCCCCGCTGATAGCCGCGCCCCACCACCGGGGCGAAGGGGGCGGTGGCGTCGCTCGTCACTTGCCAGAACTCGACACTCTGAGAGCCGAAGATCACCAGCTCGTCGTTCAAGACCCCCACGGCCACATTGGGGTCGGGGAAACTTTCCGCCGTGGCGAAGTTCAGGCCCCCCTCGTTTCCCGCATCGTCGATCTGGCTATACCACCAGGTGTCGGTCCCAATCGCCATATAGGCGAAGCGTCCGCCCAGCCACGCCACGTCGCAGACCGGGGGCAGGACGCCATTGACGATCTGGTTGAAGTTGGCGCCGTCGAACAGATAGGCCGCGCCGTTCGCCACCATCACCATCTGCTGCTCGCTGGCCGCGAACCGCACCCGGTCCGTCCCCGGAATGGTCCCGCATGACGCCCCGGTCGTCACGTTATAGGCCGTCGTCCCCGCCACCACGAAGAGCCCGCCGCCATAGGAGAACGGCGCCCGAAACACCCCCCGCACGGGCCCCGACGCATAGGTCTTGAAGCTGACCAGGCCCGGGCGGGAATAGTGAACCTCCCTAAGGCCCACATAGGCCGCATAGGGCCGCTCTTCCCGAAGCGGCGTCTCCTCAATGATCATGTTGACCGGCAGGACGGAGGGAAAGCCGAAGGACCGGCTGAAGGCGTCGGTGAAGAACGGAATCCGCAAGCCCGTCGCCGCCGTGATCCCGTCGCTGCGGAATTGGGCGATCTGATCGGGAGGCGCGGAGCCTTCAGCTGGGCTGGCCATGGCTCCCCCTTCTTCATCTCCGACCCGCCGCGACCGCGCGTCGCCTTGCCCCGGCCGGGGCCTTGAGGATAAGTGCCGCCCGTTGGTCGCGAGGGCTTTCAGGGCCCGGTCGCGGCGGGGGTAAGCGGTATGGATATGTCGGTCGTGCGTCTGTGGTTATTGGCCTCGCAGATCCTCCTGGCCGCGGGCGCCGTGGCCGTGGTTCTGGGCGCGGTGGGCACCGTGCGCTTCACCGCCCTGCGCGAGCGTCTGGCCGTGGCCGAGGCGATCAGCCGGCGCCCCCCCGCGCCTGACGCGCCGGCGCCCGAGGGGCCGACCCCCGCCGCCGCGCCGGTGTCGGACACGCCGCCGCCCACCCCCGTCGCGGTCCCGGCGGGCGGTCCCGCCGCCTCCGCCGCCAGCCTCGCCCAGGTCACGGCCCTGCGGACCGAGAACCAGACCCTCAAGAACCAGCTCGCCGCCGCCCAGAAGGATCTCAAGGCCGCGACCGAGCATGCGGCCCAGGGCCACACCCCGTCGTCCGGCCCGCGCAGCCTGACCGATGCGCAGAAGACCCGTCTCCTGGCGGCGCTGAAGGCCATTCCGGGGCCCCCGAATCTGGACGTCCTGACCCTCTCCGACCCCGAGGCGGCGGCCTATGGCGACCAGTTTGTCCGTCTGATCGACCAGGCCGGCTATCGCGGCCAGGCCAAGAACATCGGCCTGCCCAATCCCGCCCCCCGGGGCCTGCATCTGACCATCAAGCCCGGCAACGCCCGGGGCACGGCGATCAAATACGCCCTGGAGGCGGTCGGCATCCCCGTCACCGTCTCCGCCGGCGACACCGGCGCCTTCGACATCCAGATGACGATCGGGCTGAAGCCGTAAGGGCCAGCCGAAGCGCCCTCTCCTCACCCCGCCGCGACCGAAAGCCCGATCACGCCATCCACCTGCCCCCTACCGCGCCGGTAATAGGTCCGGGCGAAGGCTTCCCGCCCCTCCTGCGCCGCCGCCGCGATCTCGGGCCGGATGTCGGCCCCGAACTCCGCCGCGATCACCACCGCCAGCATGTAGGGCAGATAGGCGATCAGCGGGTCGGGTAACTCGATGGCGCTGTCCAGGGCGGCGAAGTCCGCCTCGATGATCCAGTTTCCCGTATCGCCGCGAAACCAGAAGCGGGTGTTCCGACCTGTCGTCGAGATCACATAATTGGCCGCCGCGCCGTTGATCAGGCGCCCATTGGGATTGATGGTCAGGTTGTAGGTCGCCCAGGACAGGCCCGCATCCACGACGCCGAACCGCGCGCCAGACCCGGGGTTGAGGGGCGCCGTGAGGGTGAAGGCCACGCCGCCGGGGATCTGATACTCGCCGCCGTTTTCAGCCTGGCCCGTCGCGCCCGTGAGGCTTTGCGGCCCCAGCCGTGGCCCGATCAAGGTTCCGAACATCGCCCGCTTCATCGCGTTGATCGCCACCAGGGCGTCCGCCGCCTCAGACGCCGAGGGCTCCGCGCCCGAGGCCCACAGGCCATGCAGACGACCGGCGCGCTCAATCACCTGGCGAACCGTCAGGGACATGGGGGCCTCCGGGGGATGGATATCGAATTAGACCGGCAGGTGGCCGGGCGTCAGGAACGGCGCGAGCTGGCGGTAGCCGTTGGCAAAGATGGCGACGGCAACGGCGACCGTGATCCAATTGGCGCGCCCGCGAACTAGGCTGATAATCATGGCCACCCAGATTAAGGATGTCAGGGCGCGCGAGAAAAGTTCAAGAATCGAAGCGAAGGGGAAGTTTGTGAAGATGAGGAAAGCGCAGATAAAATAGGCCAGAGGAAGTGTGAATTTCCCCAGAACCACGACGAAACAGTACAGCCATTTGGTCAGGACATCCGCCTGTCGCTGGACCTGATCCCCAATAAAATAGACACCGAAGCCCAGCACCACCCAATACAGTTTTTTGTAGACCGCAGCCTCGGGCGCGAGCTGATAAATGCCAGAGTAGCGCGTCAAGACGAATTGAAGATAGTCGGCCCTGTCGGTCACCAACATGGCCACAAACGCGGCGCTGATCACCGCCGCCACAGGCAACAGGAAAGGCACGCGCCGCCAAATACGCTGGCGATTGGGGAAGGTGGAAATGATTGATGCGCCGATCCAAGTGACTACGAAGACAACCGATCCCCAGTGCGTCAGGAACGCCACTACGCTAGCCGCGCCGATCAAGCGGGGCCGCGATTTCTGGTCTGCCATGGCCGACACGAGTGGCACCAACATAAAGATTAGCGCCGTGGCCTCGCGTAGCTGTTCCGAGGCTTTGGACAAGGCCACGATCAATAGGATCAAGGCCGAGATGAAAAACGGTGCCCGGGCGATCCAGATGATCCAGGCCGCCATGACCCCCCAAGCCGAATAGATGAGGAAGTGAAATAAGTTGAAATTCTGGTCGCCTAGGAGGGTGGCGGCCGTGGAGATTACGAACACCCAGATCGGATCTCGGCTTTGCTCGCGCAGATAGCCGCCCTGCGTCAGATACATGCTCTGATAACCGCGCAGGTCGCCGAGGGTGTGGAACCCCTCATATAGCCAATACAGGCCCCAGAGACACGTCGAGAAGATGACCACGGCCGCTAGGCGGTTGGCTAGGTCCGCGCTTTCGATGCGTCTGGCGGCGCGGGCAGGCATGGGGTGGAGGTGCGGTCCGTCAAAGGCTACGAGGCCCGAAGCAGGACCATAAGTGACTAGGCGCGGTCAACAGTGCGTGACGATGCCGTTGTTGACCGTGAAAGTCGTGAGCGAGACGGTATTAGCCGCGCATGAAACGCCCGCCGTTCCGCTTACCGAATAGGTTGTCCCGTTGATCGTCGAGGGCGTGGAAGCGCCCACGGGTGTGCTGTTGATGCCGCCGCTAAAGGTCGCAGTCCCGTTCGCGCCGGTTAAGGTGATGGTCACAGACCCAGACCCGTAAAGGTGCATGAGCCCATTACCCGAGGATGGTGCGGCAAGGTCGAAATACTGCCCCGTCCCATTACCGTAATACCCGATCAAGCTGGCGCCATTTTGGAAAATGGCCTGCCCGCTGCTGGTGTAAAAGCTGAACAGATTGGTTCCGCTGGAGTTGTTGATCCCGAAGGCGAATCCGTTCGAAGGCGGTTGAAGATGCAGCCCAGGCCACGTCAAGGCGCTCCCGATATTGATCGTCTGACCAGACGGGATAGTAATGCCGCCGCCGAAGGAAGTGGGCGCATCGATCTGGTTGAATGGCGACCCGCCGCCCGCATTGGCACCAATCAGAAAGGCGCTGTTTGAGAGATCGTAGAAATACATCCCCGAGATTTGGTTTGGCAGGAAGCTCATCCGCGTCCAGGTCGACGGGGCATAGACTATAGGGACCGCCGCTAGGGAGCCGTGCGTCCCGTCGCTGTATGTCGCGGGAAAATTGCCGTTCGACGGGATTTCAATGTCCGTGTTGATCGTCCAGCTGTCGCTATTCGTCACAGTAACGGCCGGCACTACGTAAATCCCGGCTGAGTTTGTGTAGCCGTAGGGCCCAGTCCCGGCCGCTAAATAGATTGGCGTCATTGTGGCGCTGTCATAGACGGGCTGGATTGAGCCGCCGACTAAGCTGACGAAATTCGCGTAATTTCCGACGATCCGGCCGATATCGGCGTTGATCAAGGTGATTGTGGTGACGCCGTTCCCGGCGCTCGTCCCCTCCAAATCCACGATATGGCCTTGGAAGTCCTTCAGCGTCGAGGCATAGGCCCCGGTCTTGGCCAGAAAGGCCCGCTTGTTCACGCCATCGCCGATCACGCGCACGCGGGTATAGGTGGCGTCCCAGGCCTGGATCTGCAGGATCGCCGCATTGGTGGCCAAATCCGACATACTGCTTATGTCGATGACCAGGTTTTCCAGGCCAAAGCCCTGCACCCAGGAGACGCCCGCGCCGCCGCCCGTGAAGGGCGTCCCGTCGATCACGAAGACGCCGCCGCTGACCGCGCTGGTGGGCCTGAGGATACAGGCGCCGGTTGTCGCGGGGGCGAAGCTGCTCTGGCCGCCCGCGCCATAATAGGACCCGCCGCCCCGCAGCACCTGGCCGTCATTATTGGGGCTCTCCACCAGCAGGCTGGCGGTGATCTTGTAGGTTCCCGAACAGCTGAGCGGCAGGCCGCTGGCCAGGGCCGCCTGGATCGCGCTCGTGCTGTCGCTTACCCCCGTGGGATCGGCGCCGAAGCTGTCGACGCTGGTCAGCACCTCGGCCTTGAGCGCGGCGAGGCTCGTAACCCCCGTCCCGCCATTGGCCAGGGGAAGCGTCCCCGTGACGCCCGTGGCGAGCGGAAGGCCCGTCCCGTTGGTGAGGTTAAAGGCCGGGGTTCCCAGGTTCGCCGCCACATAGGTGGCGACGGCGCTGGCCTGGGCGCCCTGGACGGTGGGCGAGCCCGCCGGTTGATCAACAATGACGTCCGTTCCGGCCACCGCGCCGCGCGCCAGCAGGCCGCTGGGCGGAAGATTCTGGGCGTAGGCGGGGGCGCCCTGGCACGAGGCCAGGAGGGCGAGCGCCGAGACGGCGGGGATCAGCCGGTGTCTCATCACAGGGTCTCCGAGGCGGTTTGGCCGACCCATTCGGTCTGGGGCGTGACGACCAGAACCTCGCCCTCGGGCGCGATCTCCAGGGCGTCCTGATCAGGGTCTATGGCGAGATCGACCTCGCCCTGGGGGTCGAGGGCGGGGTGGCCTTTGAAGGGCATGGGGGTGTCCTTTGGCGGTGGCGAAAGGGGTGGGCTGGGGTGGGCTTGGCTTCCCCCTCCACCGCTTCGCGGTCCCCCTCCCCCGCTGACGCGGAGGAGGAGAAAAAGGCGTCGCCTCTCACCTCTCCTCCCCCATATGAATGGGGGAGGGGGACCCCGAAGGGGTGGAGGGGGAAGTTGCCGCGCGAAAAATCGTCGGCGAGCGCTAAACGTAACTCGCGCGCGTGGGGGCGCGCCGGCGGCCGGGGCGCAGGAACAGGGCCTCCCGGGCCCGGGCCACGCGGGCCTTAAGGGCCGCAGAGAGATCCGGGGCCGTGGACATTACATCGCTGAGCCGTTCGGCGAGCAGGGCCGCGAAATCCCCCGCCAGACGCCCATTGATCGGCAATTCGCTGTCCAGGGTAAGATCCAGGGCGCTGACCCAGGCATTGGTGTCGTCGCGGTAAAAATAGAGCCCCTGCTGGATCCCCACGATCTCGATCCGCGCCCCGTCCGTGGGTTGGCGCCAGGCGACGCCGTCCGCCGCGCCGGTCGACCCTAGCGGGGGATGGGCGGGAGAGCCGGGCGCAAGGCCGGGGTCGAAGCCGAAGTCGTAGGGATCATAAGATCCGTAGATCGCCACGCTGTTGGGCAGGGTGACACTGACGCTCGCGCCGGCCTGGACCCGCAGGCGCTGGTTTTCGCCGGGGGTGGTGTTTCCGGTAATGTCGAGGGTCAGAAGCGGACCGCGCGCCTCGTGGATCGCCAGCGCCAAATCCTGGGCCGCCGCCAGACCCACCGCCAATTCATCCGCTTCGGCGGCGTCGCCGGCCGCGGTCGCTCTGATCAGGCGCAGGGCCTTGACGATGGCCGCGCGGACAGTGGACATGGGCTGTCTCCCCGGCATTTTTTAGATGATATGACGGCGCGATTTCGTCGCCGCGCGCTGTTCCGGGAGCCCGATGTCAGACCTGTTTACCAAGGGAACCCTGGCCGAAAAGCTGGCGCGCAACACCGGCAACCTGCTGTTCGGCGATCGGGAGGCGGCGATCCGGGGGATCAATTCCCGGGTCCTGCCGCTCTATTATCCCCTGGTCATGCGCCGACGGCTGCGCGCCATGACCTTCGAGGCCCCGGTCTTTCTGGATTGCGGAGCCAATCTCGGCCAGGGGTTCGGCGTTTTCAAACAGATCTATGACCCGTTGCGGTTCGACTATCACTTCTTTGAGCCCAATCCCCATTGCCTGGCGCGCCTGAAGGCGGAGATCGCCAAGACGCGGTTCGCCAAGGCCCCGACGATCCGTCCCTTCGCCGTCTGGACCCGGGCCGAGACCTTGAACTTCTATGGGGTCGATGCGGCGCAGGACGCCTTCACCCAAGGGGGCACCTTGAAACCGGACCAGGGCGCGGCCGGGGCGGGGGCGCCTTTCCAGGTCCAGGCCATCGATTTCCTGGCCTATCTGGTCGATCTCCAGAAGGACCATGACTACCTGGCCATGAAGCTCGATATCGAGGGCGCCGAGCTGGAAGTGCTGGAGCGCCTGTGGGCCCATGGCGACCAGTTGACCCGGCCCATGGATATGTTCGTGGAGTTTCACGCGCTCTATCAGGCGCCGGAACAGCGACGCCTGAACAAGGCCCGGGAGCTGCGCCTCAAGGCCACGGCTCCCGCGGGGGTGACCCTGCACACCTGGTACTGATCCCTCTTACGCCACCGTGCCGGGGATCGGGGCGGCGGGCGCGGGGGTCGACTTCTTGGCCAGCAGCTTGGCGCAGACCTGATCGATCAGCTCATCGGCCACGGGGTCGAGGGCGGTTCCCAGGCCCCCCGGAATGAGGGCCAGGGCGGCATTGGCCGCCGCCGTGGCGATCACCGGGATCGCCGCCTCCACATCATTGGCCGCGGCCGTCAGGGACGCCGCCGCCTTGGCCACCGCGGGCGACCCCGCCGGGCCGACAATGCCGGCGAACCAGGCTTCCACCTTGTGGAGAAGAAAAGAGAGATCAGACATGGGGGATCCTTTTTTGCGAGAGGGGGGTGGGGGTGGGGGATTTTCTTGAAAACACTGTTCTTTTTCGTCATCCCGGGGCGCGTAGCGAACCCGGGACCCAGGAGACCGGAACGCACCTCAAGGTTCGCGAACCGCGAAATATCTCCCAGTCCCCTGGGTCCCGGATAAGCCGCTTCCCCCTACGCCAAGGCTTCCACCTCCGCCCCATGGGCTTCGGTGGACAGGTCGGAGGGCAGGTCGCGGCTTTCCGGGATGACGGGGAAGGGCGGACGTCGCGAGGATGAGCGAAAAGACAGGGCGAGCCCCGCTCACGCCACGGGATAGAGCCACGCCTTGGCGGCGGCGCGGACGGCGTCCTCGGCCGCCTTGGCGGCCAGGGGCGCGGCGAGGGGACCGATGACCGGCCCGGCGACCTGACGGACCTCGGTGCGGGCAACGCGCGCGGCGGCGTCGCCCAAGGCCGCCGTCGCCTCGGTGACGCCAGCGTCATAGGCCCGGGCCTGACCGCTCCGGCTCACCAGGCCCAGCACGAAGGCGACGGGGGTGGGCTTAGTGGGATTGGCCGCGAAGACCCCATAGGCGAGGCCGATCAGCGAGACGATGTCCGCCGCCGCGGCGCTCACCTGGTCGGGCTTCAGCCCGTGGATCATCTGCAGGCCGCCGACCAGCAGGGCCGACAGGATCTGGTCGGCATAGGTGGGCATGACGCCAGGCGGCGCGGGGGCGTTTGAGGTCATTGCTGGGGTCCTCTCTCGACTCGGACAGGAATTGAAAAGCGTAGCGCGATGCGCTACTTTTCAAGATTGGGGGGGGCGTGGTGATCAGGAGTTTTCGAGACGCGACGCCGGAAACAATTCTTCGCGGCGGCGTCCCCCGAGGAGTCTCGGTCGAAATCGCCAAGGCCGCGCGGCGCCGACTTCAAAGCTTGGATGCGGCGGCCAGCCTCGATGACCTCCGGTCGCCACCCGGCAACCGGCTCCATAAGGTCGGCGAATTGTGGTCGATCAGCGTGAATATGCAGTACCGGATTACCTTCCTCTGGGGTCCCGAGGGCCCTGAGGACGTTTGGTTCGGCGACTATCACTAAGGTGCGCGAGGCGCGCTGGGAGAGACAAGGAGATCCCTTAAGATGGCCGTGATCCGCGACTATACGGGTTTCGAAAGCCCCCTGCCTCATCCGGGCGAGCACCTGCGAGAGGATTTTCTGCCCCAATATGGACTGACGCCCTATGCCCTCGCCAAGGCCATGGGTCTCAAGGACCGCACCCGCATTGAGCGCCTCGTGCGCGAGACTCAGCCTGTGACCTCCGACACCGCGCTGCGTTTGGCTAAGGTCTTCGGCACGTCGGCGGATTTCTGGATGAACCTTCAAACGTCGCACGATCTGTCCAAGGCGGCGATTTCCGGCCGCGAGGCTCTGGAGAAGATCACACCGCTCACGGCACCCGCCGGAGCCTAATCTGGCCGCCGGCCGCTGCGGATCATGGCGGCCAGGCGCAGGGCTCGCTCGCCGACGCCCTGGGGCGGATCCTCGGCCCAGTCGGAGAGCAGCATGGCGGCGCTGGCGGCGCGAAAATCGTGGGCCTCCAGGGCGCTCAGCATGTGGTGAAAGCCCATCAGGCCGCGCACCCCCAGATTGAAGGCCATGTTGGCCAGGGCGTCCTGGCGCACCGGGTCCAGGCCCCGCCACCAGGGGATCGCCGCATCCAGGTCGCTTGTGGTGGCGGCGATGTCGGCGGCGAGCTGGGCGTCGGCCTGGGCCAGGGTCCAGACCGAGCCCGGCGCCACGCCGGCATGACCATAACCACAGGTCCATACGCCCCGGGTGTCGGCATAGGCGGTGAGGCGGCGCCCCTCATCGCGCTTGAGGTCGTCGATCAACAGGGGCGTGGTCATGCGGCGCCCGCCCCCTCGACGCGAAAAATATAGCCGTCCACAAGGTCCTGATGCCGCTCCAGCCGGTCCATGCGGCTTTGCAGGGCGGGGATGGCGTCCTTCAGGGTGTGGATGTCGTCGCGCATGGCGACCAGTTGCATGGCCGTCCAGCCCACCACCGCCAGGATGGCGCTCAATGCCACCACTGTGGCGGCGTTCAGCCAGTGATCGGCGAGGCGCCGGGGAGGGAGAGGATCGATCGTCATGGCCGGGTCCCTCACGGATTGGAGCCGGCGACGTCTTCGACGTAGTAGGCGATGTCGACTTCCAGCGTCCCGGCGACCGGGGTGGCGGCGGCGGTGTGGACCGTCACCAGAACTTCGACATCCGCGCCCGTGGTGTTGGCGTAGAGCAGACCCGCCGCCGCAATGGTGGCGTCCGCCGTGGCGCCCGAGGCATGGCCCACCGTGGTCACGGCGGCCTTGAAGAGCTGGGTCGTCCCGACAATGCCGAGATCAAGGGCCAAGGTCGGCGAGCCGTTGCTGTCCAGTTGGCTCGCGGCCTTCAGGTTGCAGCTCGTGACCACGGCCCCACGGGGCAGATAGCCCACGGCGAGGGTGTCGTTCGCCGCCCAGGTGGAAATGCTGCCCGAGACGGCGTGAAGGTGGGTGGATTGACGGGAAAGGCCGTGTCCGGACGACGGCCCGACCTTGGCGTTGAACAAAGAGGTGGCATAGGCGGTCATGCTGATCCGCGCCTTTCATGATGAGGGTTGAAGAGGGGGAAAGCGGAGGGAGGGGAAGCACGGAGCGCGGAGCGTTCCACCCCTCCCCGTCATCCCGGGGCGCCCGTCAGGGCGAACCCGGGACCCAGAGCCTGCCCCGGACTTGATCCGGGGAGACCGGAACGCACGCCAAGGTTCGCGAACCCCACCCTATCGCCCAGTCCCCTGGGTCCCGGATAAGTCGCTTCCTCCTACGCCAAGGCTCCGGAGGACAAGCCGCGCCTTTCCGGGATGACGGCGTGTGGGGGTCTCGGAAAAAAGAAAAACTTGGACCACAGATGTCACAGATGGACACAGATATTGGATGGGGCGCGGCCCGCTCGCGGGCTTATCGGCCGAAGGCGATTTAGGGCCTGCGGCGCCAAGCGCGCGGTGCGGCGCCGTCGCGAGATATATCTGTGCTCATCTGTGGTCGAACCTTATGAATCAGCGCCGGCCGCGACGAACACCGTGACCATGCCGTTCTGGACGCCGTTGAAGTTGATCTTCTTGACGCCGAGCAGCTCTTCCATGGCGACGCCGGGGCGGAAGCCGTAGTCCTTGATCATGTCGGTGCGGGGCGTGGGCTCCTGACCCCAGGCGACGCCCACCGCGCCGCCGCCGCAGACGAAGATCGGCCGGACGTCGGCGCTGGAGGCGCCCGCCCCGTCGAACGCCGCGCCGCCATTGGGATTGGCCGAGCAGGCGTCGCAATAGGCGTCGATCTCCGGGATTTCCCGGTGGATCACCCCGTCATAGATCAGATCCCCGTCCTGGAAGATCGGGTTCTTCTCCATGCCCATGCCCTCACGGCTGCGCGCCTGGGTGTTGGCGGTGATGATGGTGGAATCCGCCTTCAGGTCGCGGAAGGTGCGGGAGCCGTGGAACGCCACGTAGTATTCGCGCCCGTCGCCGTCCTCCACCCGATAGGGGCGGATGTGCGGGTCCGCCGTCTTGGCGATCCGCTTGGCGAGACCCATGATCGTCGCGCTGGTCTTGTCCGAGGCCGTGCCGACATTGGCCAGAGCCGTGGCGAAGGTGGCGTTATAGTTGCTCTTCAGGTGACCGAAGAGCACCCGGTCCGAGTTGGCCGCGACCCAGGTGTTCTGCTGCGCCGCCGTGGCCTGATCGAAGGGAACGATGGTCCCGTTCACGTCGGTCACCACCTGGCACAGGGCCTTGATGATGTCGTCGCGCAGCTTCTCGGATTCCCACACCATCAGGGCGTCCTTGGCCGCGTCCCAGAGATTGATCTCGGTGCGGAAGGTCGTGGATTTCGGCAGACGAACGCCATTGCGCCGCCAGTCGATGGTGATCGGGCAGTTGAAGTTCACCAGCTCCTCTTCCGCCCCGTCCAGCACCGTGGCGCCGGTGACGCCCAGGGACTTCAGACGCGCGATGAAGGGGATGTTGATGGTGCGGAACGCCTCATCCTCCTTCTGAAACTTGGTGAGGATGATGCCGCCCTTGTTGATGTCGGCGTTCGACATGTAGGGCATGAAGCGGCTGTTGCGGACATATTCCTGGAAATACTTGGTGATCCAGACTTGCCGCTCACTGGCAGTCGAAAGAATGGTCTCGGCCATGGCCTAAGGGTCCTTGCTTGGTTGAGGGCCCAGACGGACGATCCGACAGGGCGTGTTAGCGTCGAATGGCCGCCGCGAAGGCCGCGCCGGGGCCCATGGGGGTCTCGGACAAGGCCCCGGCCCCGCCCGCATTGGGGGCGTTGGCCAGGGAGCGCGGCGGGGTGGGAACGGGCGTGGGTTGAGGCGTGGGCGCGGGGGCTTGTGCGCCCTGCGCCTTGGCGGCCTTCCACGCCTTGTAGTCGTCGAGATCGTCCGGGCTGACCTCGGCGAGCAGTTGCTCGCGTTGGCGCGCCTGACGAAGGAACGCATAGGGGTTCTTGGACTGTAGGACCTGCTGGTTGAAGAGCGGATCAGACCCGCACTTCTCGAAGCCCCATTGATGCAGCGCCTCCACCTCCGCCTCGCCGATCTGGCTGGCCAGAAGCTCCCGCGACAGATCCATCCGCACGGCCCAGAGTTGCTGGGCGGTCGTTTGCTCCGGCGGCGGAACGTCCGCCTTTCGACCGGCCTCAATCTCCGCCAACCGCTTTTCGGCGGCCTTACGCTTATCCCGCTCATCCAACAGCGCGGCCACGGGAACGTGGCCAGGCTCCGGCGGCGGGGCCGGCGTTTGGAGCGCGGGCGTCTCGCCCGCGTCCGGCGCGCTCGCGGGCGGCGGCGGCGGTTCCGTGACCTCGGCTTGAGCCTCAGTCACGCCTTCGGCGTCGCCCTCTATGAGGGCGGCCAGATCTTCTTCATCCATGGTGGTTTTCCCTTATCGCCCGTTCAGCGGCGGCCTGCCTGTCCTCCGACCTGTCCACCGAAGCCCATTGGGCGGAGGCGGAAGCCTTGGCGTAGGAGGAGTCTCGCCCGTATCCCGGCGGCGGATGTCAGCTTGACGGGGCCGACGGCCCGAGAGGCGCCCGTTACCCCCGGCGGCGGGGTTTCATCTCCTCCCCCATGTGAATGGGGGAGGGGGACCGCGAAGCGGTGGAGGGGGAAGCCGCCGCGCGCAAACCGCGCCGCTCATTCTCACCCCCTCCCCGCTCATCCTTGCGAAAGCAAGGGTCGCGAGGATGAACGGGAGTTTTGGGGTCTAAAGGCCCCCTCCCCGTCATTCCGCACGCAGCGACCTGTCCTCCGGAGCCTTGGCGTAGGCGGAAGCGGAGATGCGGGACCCAGAGCCTGCCCCGGGCTTGATCCGGGGGGGGCCTGGCGTGATTTCGGGCCTTAAGGATACCGTCGATAAATGTCGTGCGATCCGACATCGACCAGCTCAAACCGGTCGCCGTCCCTCCGGTGCAGAATGATCCGGTCGCCGCGGTCGCGGTCGCGTGTCGTCGCTTTCTGGTAGGCCCTCAGAAACCGCCGGCGCGCCTCAAGCGTCGGCATGCAGAGCGGCGATCTGGCGCTCCATCCAGACCCCGACGTCTTCGCCGTCGGCCAGAGCTTCGGCCTCGGGGCCGACCCGCGACCCCGGATCCAGCGCGGCGCTCAAAGCCAGGAGTCGGTAATAGTCCTCCACCATGGCGTTGTGCGCGGCCTCGGCGGCCTCGAACAGCGGGCCGTCTGGGTCCATGGCGTCCAGATTGCCGCGCAGGACATCAAGGCCGGACGACATCAAGGCCGTCAGGCCCTCCACAAGGGCCAGATGGCGGGACTGGTCCTGGGTGCTCTGCCCCGGCTTAGGCCCAAGCTTGGCGATCACCTCATCGACAACCGCGCGCATCCGCCGCGACCGCGCCGCCACGTCATCGTGCAAATCGCCAAACCCCGGGCTCGCCAACTCGTGGGCGAAACGTTCGACCGTGCTGGCTTCAGCTAGGGACATAGCAACACTAATTTAGCATTTTTCGCCTGGCCGGCCAAACGGCTCGCGCCGGCCCGGCAGTTAAGCGCGACAATGGCTCCAGGATCTTCGGATCGGTTGTCTTTAGGTCCGCCACGCGCGCCTTGATGTCTGCATCGCGCGTCGCCACTAGCCGCGCCTTCAACGCGGCCTCGGCCTCGGCCACGTTCATCTTGGAACCCGCATCATCAGGGGGAACCATCTTGAAACCTCCGACGCTGTTTTTGGTCGGCGCAGGTCAAGTATCGCGCCGACGGAGGCAGTGGGCAATTAACTTGCCGCCGTACAGAGAAAACAAGAACAGGAATAGAACAATGCGGTTGAAAGGAATCGCCGAGTCAGGTCAATTTTTGGAGGTCCAAATGCATTCTGGGGTGGCTAGACCCGTTCTTAACAGCCGCACACGTCGGCCCTAAATTCCAAAATTTCAGTTCCAGTTTTCATTCGCTGGCCACGTGGGCAACAACGTTCTCGGTCAAATCGGCTAATTTCTTCAGATTTACGCGAAACTCACGGACAAGCAGAACAGTGTCATTGCTGCAACCATTAGGATTGATAGAAGCAGTAGCCATGCAGAAACCGCCATTGTGGCTCCATTGGGTTCCGCATATTTCTCTCCAGACTGCGAACGCTTTCTACGCATGGGGATGGCGGGCCTCTTTTATAGGCGCTCTAATCACGTTCGGTGGGATCGCATTTCTGTATTGGGGAACACATGTAAGAGACCAAGACACCGACTCGCGCCTTGCTCACTTGAATAAACAGGCTGCAGAAGCAACGAGTCTGGCTGCGCAATTAGGCGTTAAGGTCGACGCCCTGCCAACGTTTGTCGCCGAAAAAGAGAGGATACTAACCTCTCTTGCCGCCCAAATGACAACCACGGCGGCGGCACTCGACAGAGCGAGCGAAGAGGCTAAGGCGTCTCAGGCGCATGCCGAGGCGGCTTTGGAAAGTTTCCGCAGAGAAGCCGGGCCTCGCGTTCTTTCCGACGCGCAGAGCAAAATGATTGTCTCGATATTGCACAACAAGATTTCGATGAAAGTGACAGTCCAAAGTGATCCTGGCGATGTCGAAGCATACCCTTTCGCCCAACAAATTTTGGGATCAGTTAAATTGGCGGGCATCGACAGTGAGTGGCAGCCGTGGCCAACGCTTTTTACATGGTTCAATGAGCCTGGGGTTTTCGTTGTGACTTCCGGTGAAGTTGACAAACGACAGGCGGATTTGATTTTGGCGGCTCTAAATGCTGCAGGGCTAGATGCCAAGCCTGCGCATACCTCCGAAGACAGGGCCCCTAAGCCGCCGACCCCGGGGTCGTTGTCTATCGTCGTCTGGAAGCGTCCGCCGCCCTCTCCGCCCAATTAATCGAGGCTAGGCTATCCAGCGGCGACTGAGGTTTGATCGACGGGTGCCTCCGTTTGCGCAGTAGCCACCCCCACCCCCGCCTCAAACCCCGCCGCCGCATGGTCCGCGTGGACCGCGTGGGCCTCGCTGAGGGCGTTCAGCATCTTGGCCGTGCCCGCCTCGCCGGTTTCCTGGGCCTTGGCCTTGGTGAGTTCGATCTGGGCCGTGGCGTGGGCCAGGCCGATCTGGTCCTTGACCGCCGACGCCTGTTGCTGCGCCTGGGCGGCCTGGTCGAGGGCGTCGATCACCGAGCGCTTGTGGGCGATGGGCGACAACAGGATGAGGTCCTTGAGGCTCATCTGCTGCTGATAGACCGGGCTCAGCTTCACCAGGTCGAGGATTTCGCTGAAGGCCTCGGCTTGCAGGTTGCCGACGTCCTGCTGGGTGTCGATCTCGATATCCACGTCCATTTCGGCGACGGCGTTGTGATAGCCGAGCACCTCGCCCGTCTCGGGATGGGTCATCGGCTGGTTGAGGCCGACAAAGCGCGGGGCGTTCTCGTCGTCGGTGACGCGGATGAATTGCGGCGCCTTCCAGAACTGCTTGGCCCGGCCCCAGCACTGGCGATAGACGCGAAGCTCGAAGTCCTCCAGGGCGCCGTAGAGATTGGCCAGTTCCGTGAGGCCGCTCTGTTGCCGCGCCAGCAGCGCGCGGCCGGAGGCATCCTCGCTGTTTCGCCCCAGCACCGCCGGGCTTGGTCCCATGCGCTCCAGTTCGGCCTTGGCCTCGGCCATCATTTCCAGGTTGCCTTGGAACTCGGCCACATTGGGGGCGAGGCCCCAGCCGTAAGGGATCACTCCGTCTGGCCTCGCCGCCTCGCGCCGGGCCTCCTCGGCGTCGATATTGATCGCGCTGGGGTCCTTGATCTCGATCCGCGTGACGCTGAGGAGGTGCAGGCTTTTGGCCCGGCGTTTGTTCACCTCGTCCTGCGGCCCGATCATGTCCCATACAGCCCCGTAGCGACCGTTGTCGCGCCGGACATAGGCGCTCTGAGCCTCGATGGGGCAGTCCGGGCGGCCCTTGTGATCGAGATAGGGCGAGGGCCCATGCTCCAGGATATCGGTCCCGGTGAAGACCGAGCGGCTCCAGGCGCCCTGATCCCGCCAATAGATCTCCACCACCAGGAGGCGCCGCAGCTTGGGGTCGATCCAGGCCGAACCCGTCCCCGGGCCCGCCAGGGGGCGATCCTGGAAGCTCTCGTCCGGGATCATCATACCCGCCCCGCCGGCCGCCTGGACGCTGGCGTCTATAGCCCCCGCCTTATCGGGATACAGGGCGGCCACATCGTCGGCGTACATCCACTTGGCGATGCCCAGATACCGGGCGTCCTTGAAGTCAGGCCGGCGCGACCGGGGGTCGTAGAAGAATTCTTCCCAGCGGATCTGGGTGATGGTCACCTGCGTATCCGGGTCCGCCCCGATCAGGGCCGCGCCGGTGCCGGGGACCAGGATGTCGCGGAACACGTCCAGCTTCAGGCGCTTGAAGCGATTGACGTCGGCGATGTAGCGCAGCACGTCCGTCGCCGCGTCCGCCGCCGCCTCATCGCCCGGATTGCGCGGCCAGCACTTGGGATCGCTCGTCCCCTTCTGGCTGACCCCGATGATGCCGTTGATGGCCGGCTTGATGCGGTTGACCACAATGGGCGGCTGACCGCGCTCGCGTAGGGCCGCCAGCTCGGCGCGGGTGAATTGGTCGCTGTCGTAATAGTCGATGGCGGTCAGACTGTTGCGGCGGGCTTCGTAGGTGAGCTGTTCGTGGTCGGTGAAATAGCGCTTGAGGCGCATGAGGTCGGGGAGCGGCGCGGCGGGGATCTTCGCGGCTCGCGCCAT